CTGGCTCCCGGGGCATGGCTTGGCAGAGAAGGCCCGCAATGACCGCGTGCCCTACGATGTCTGGCACAGAGACGGACACCTTCGCACGACACCTGGGCGAACGGTCGATTACGAGTTCGTCGCAGCCACTCTCTGGCAGGACTGCCAGGAAATGGACGTTCGTAAGATTGCCTTCGACCGCTGGAACTGGCGGCACCTGAAACCATGGCTCCTGAAGGTCGGCTTCACCGAGGACCAGCTTGAGGGCGACACCGCGATTTTCGAGCAGATGGGGCAAGGCTATCAGTCCATGTCGCCGGCTCTCAGGGATCTGGAAAGCGACCTGCTGGACGGACGCATTGCTCACGGCAACCACCCGGTCCTAACGATGTGCGCCGCCAATGCCGTGGTCACGAGCGACCCTGCCGGCAATCGCAAGCTCGACAAGGCGAAGGCAACCGGCCGCATCGACGGGATGGTCGCGCTTGCGATGGCTCGTGCGGTCGCTGGAACTTACGAGGAATCGAAGACCATGAACCTTGACGATTTCCTCAATGACCCGGTGATGGTGATCTGATGGGCCTGCTATCTTGGCTCGGCAGACGCCTTCGTCTCACGGATGGGGGCTTCTGGAGCGCGTATTACGGCGGCAGTTCCTACGCTGGTAAGTCGGTAACGCCTGACGGTTCAATGCATCTTGCTGCCGTCTGGTCGTGCGTGAGGCTCATCTCTGAGACTGTTGCGACCTTGCCGCTAGGCATTTATCGCGAAACTGAAAACGGCCGAAAGGAAAAGGCAAAAGACCACCCCCTCTACGCAATCCTGCACACTCAGCCGAACGCAGATTTCACGGCTGCTGAGTTCTGGGAGGGCGTCGTAGCGTCTCTATGTCTGTGGGGGAACGCCTTCGCTGAAGTGAGCCGCTCGGCAGGCCAGGTGCGCGCTTTGACGCTGCTTCGTCCTGAATGGATGCGCGTCGAACGCAAGGACGATGGCTCGCTCGAATACCGTTACACGGATGAGGGCACGCTTCGCATTTATTCCGAGACGGAGATTTTCCACGTTCGCGGCTTCGGCGTCGGCTTGGATGTTGGGCTTTCTCCGATTTCCTATGCTCGCCATTCGCTCGGCTCTGTCATGGCTACGGAAGAGGCCGCAGCCAAGATTTTCGCGAATGGGCTTCAGACTGCTGGCGTCCTGACATCCGATCAGACCTTGAAGGCGGATCAGCGCCAGCAACTCGGCAAGATCATGCAGCAATACATTGGCTCGTCCAATGCGTCGAAGCTGATGATCCTTGAAGCTGGCCTGAAGTTCCAGCCGATCACAATGAACCCTGAAGACGCACAAATGCTTGCGACCCGAGCGTTTCAGGTTGAGGAAGTCTGCCGCTGGTTTCGTGTCCCGCCCTTCATGATAGGGCACACTGAGAAGTCCACAAGCTGGGGCACCGGTCTTGAGCAGCAGAACATTGCGTTCCTGACCTATGCACTTCGTCCTTACCTGACGCGCATCGAGCAGGCGGTTCAGCGCCAGCTCATCAGTCGGCAGGAACGGAATACGATCTATGCCGAGTTCAACCTTGAAGGGTTGCTCAGGGCCGACAGCGCCGGTCGTGCGGCGCTCTACAGCACATATGCCCAGAACGGCATTATGACCCGTGACGAGATGCGGGCGAAAGAAAACCTGCCGCCGATGGCGGGGGGCAACGTTCTCACAGTCCAATCGAACCTCTTGCCGCTCGACCAGATCGGGACGGCGAACGCTGCTGATGTGCAAGCGCGAAGTGCGCTGCGCGGCTGGCTCGGCATGGAAGAAAAGGAGAAGCCTGATGCTTCTGCGTAAGGATGCCTCTCTGAAGATCAGGGACTTCGACCTTCAGGTTAAAGCCGTTTCGGATGATGGGACGTTTAGCGGTTACGGCTCTGTCTTTGGTGTCGTGGACAGCTATCGCGAGATCGTCGCCAAGGGCGCGTTTGCGAAGTCGCTTTCCGACATCAAGAAGAAGGGCCGGCCGGTCCCGGTTCTTTGGCAGCATCGCTCGGGGCAGCCTATCGGCGTCTATGAGAAGTTGGTCGAGGACGAGACCGGGCTTTACGTCGAGGGCCGCTTGCTCAAGGACGACGTGAGCCAGGCTAAGGAAGCCTATGCGCTCATGAAGGCGGGAGCCGTTTCAGGACTCTCCATCGGCTACTACGTCCGCGAAGACGCCTTCGATCAGAAGTCCCGCGTTCGCGACCTCATCAAGCTCGACCTCCGCGACGCGGGCGAAGGCAAGCTGGCGGTCACCGTGCCCAGCGTGCTCTTCTGGAAGATGGTCTTGTTCGAGTGGTAACCCTCGCCCCCGTAGCAGGCACTCTCCGAGTGCCGTCCGCCGACGCAACAACGTGTTCCCAACTCCGGCTTGAGGGCGTCTCA